TAGAATCTACCTCTCAAGTTTGCAGGCATTTCGCCTTCTAAAGCTTCATTAATTTCGTCTTCTGAAAGACCCACTATTTTTGCATACTCAGAAGCTACGTCATCAAGTTTATGTTTAGACTTAGTTATAGACGTACTCGAAGATGCGTTATTTACCCCAGTGGGTACATTTGGGCCTCTGTTTCCACTAAACGTTTTTGAAGCCTTAGTATCTTTCAATGCCTTGGCAAAGTTTTTACCAACATCAGCATAAGGGTTGTCAGAGTATCTTACATTCCATTTAGAACCTGGAGTAATCATCTTTCTATACACTTCCTTAGCCATATTGATATCTTCTACTTCTTCGAGGAGTTCTTTCAACTGGGAGACATATCCACCAGCATACTCTTTTTCAGCACGTTCGTACTCTTCTCTTTCCTTCTTCTCACGATGAGTAAGGTGTTCGTCAATCTTTTTATCAATGTCAATGGGTTCCTCTATTGGCTCCCCAAATTCATCGACTCTTTCGACGGCCTTCTCTTTCACGGTGAGTTTTTCAAAGATAGATTCGAGTTTCCTATCCAATGCTGTGAACTCATCTTTTGTTACCATCTGGTTCTCAAGTCTAGCGACTTTACGCCCAAGTCTTGAAGGGACATCGGGGGGTGCTTCGACTTTAGCTTCCTGATGTGTTTCTACTTCTTCTACTTCTTTTACTTCTTCACCAATGAATTCCTGAAAGGCAGCATCAAGGTCAGCATCAGTTACTTCGCTTTCCAATTCTGCTCTTACGCTTTCATCCAATTCGTTACCCATTTGAATCCTCCTGACCAGTAAGTGCAATATACTGGTTAACCTGCTTGCTTATACGCAAGATTCTTTCTTTTAAGAGCCTCATTTCTACTAAATCATCATCGGTAGCTTGACCCTTTTCGTATCCAAATCCGTTATCAATAAGTTTAAAAATAAGATCTTCAAACTTCTCTATATCATATACTAATATATTCTTTCCTACATCTGTAGTAAGAGCTACTCTCATTTGGTCGTAATTCTTCTCAAGCATTCTTTTAGTTATTCTTCCACGCTTGAAATAACTATTCAAATACTCTTTCATTGTGGCATGTTCTTCTGGCATTATATAACTCCATTTCCAGACATGTTTCTTGCCTCTATTTCCTGACCACTCATAGGCACACCATTCTGATTACTATTAGGGGTACCACTCTGAGATGTGAACTGCCCATCGTCAGTAGGAGGAGGAGCAGACTCATCTAAGAGATATTTTTTATAATCAGGGAACTCATTACCAAATAACTTAAATGCTTCACCAAGCAAATAATTTATAGTCTTTATCACATTAGGATTAGGTATCTTAGACAGTCTAGCAATAAACTGGTCTATTAACTGAAGTTTCCTCATCTTTGAATATTCCTGCTCTATAGACGAAGATACAGGAGAATAAGTATAATTAGAATTAGGATCGAAATTATCTACAGTATCGCCAAGAACTAACTCTGCTGTTTCTCTCTCCATAAACTGATTAGCCATTTGAAGAATCATCCAGTACAGATCAGTCAAGAAAGTAAACTCAATTGTTAGTGATTTATAGTTTTCTCTAGTGTTGGCTCTTTCACCAGTAGCACTAACAGCGGTAGCAGTTGTAGCAGCCTGTTTAGGAAGTTCTCCCATAACCGTAGGATACCTTGCAGTAACCTGATGGATATAGTCCCTAAGCATTCCTATCTGGCTTATAGCTCCAGAGATATCATCCTTGATATTCATCTCTACCAAGTCATCAGGAGATTCTAGCGACATTACGTTACCGGGGGCTATATACAGTGTATCATTATCGTCTACAGATCCTCTCTTGCCTTTCATTGTAGGGATTGTAGAGAGTTTAGTTCTATCGTTTGACATGTTATAAGTATCATTGAGACCTATCTGAAGTTCTCTCATATACTTGCCATCTGACAACCCGGTGTCTTTTGTAGGATGGATATAACACCAACCTCTCACTATAGGCTTATAAGGTCTCCCATACGAGTCTATAAAAGGAGTAGGCTGGAATCTTATAAGCTCATAAGTACCACCAGCGTAGGCGAAAGATATGATACATTCTACCATTTCTGCGTTATCATAGTCAATTGAACCGTCATCTTTAATAGCCGGGCTCACTTTGGTGACATTCTTGAATTCGTCTACTTCTTCTACAATACAAGGGAAAACACCAAATCTTTCGTAAACATCTATAAGTCTTGTTATATTGGTGGTATACGAAACTTCGTTGTCCTGATTATATGTTTCTTTTGATACTTCAGTATCCCCTATGAAACTGTTTTTGCCAAGGTTGCTAAGGCCGAAATAACCCATCTTTTCTTTATCTTTTATCAAATCACCTATACGTTTTTCTGAACGCAAGATGATATAATCTTTATCTTTAACAGAATAACAGTATCTATTGTCTACAAAGATATTTCTAGGATCTATAATATCATAGTTAAAATGATCCTTAACGATAGTTTTCTGAACAATGGGTCTTTGTTCTATACCTATGTCTTCTTCTTGCATATTAGAAACCATAGGTCTTCCATTGATATCAAGACCAAGAGGAACAGATACTTCTTCAAATCCGTTTTCTTCCTCGCGTATCTCTTTATCCCACCAGCACAAAGCATATACCTGACCAAGAATAGCATTGATGTGTCTGGCTCTTATATATTTATGGTAATGATATACTTCTTTTACATTCAACGCAGCATTAATAAGTCTTGAGGCAGACTTCGCTTTCTTCTCGTCTTCAGGGTTTTCATTATCCAATTTTACTTCTACAAAGTCTCTAGTAGTGAAATACTGGTTAGCCCACTCAGAAGCATCAGACAGAATAACCGAAGCGAATTCAGGAATAAAGATATCAGACATCCACTCGTATTCTTTCTCGTCTCTTTTACATTCGAGCATATCTATCAAACTCTCGAACTGTTCAGAGTTAGATTCCGTCAGAGGCTTTGACTGTGACAATTCGTCGTCTATGACTATCTTCTTAACTACATTCTTTATAGTGTCTTCCATTATATTCCCTGTAAAATACGTTTTAGTTAATTTTAAAAGAAGGAGCATCCATCTGTTTTTTTAATTCTTTATCACACTTGGGACATTTTATCGGTCTGTTATAATCTTTAAGCTTCACAATCATCTCGTAAATAGTAAGACAATCAGTACAACTATACGTATACAATGGCATTATGCCCTCTGATAATTACGATACGGGTTCCTATCAACATGAGACCCGCTCCTTAGTGACCGTGCATCAAAGTACGGCTCTTTAAAAATTGCTTCCCATACCATGTTAAAGTGACTCCATTTCTGTTGTGGTGAGTCTTTATTATCTTTAACTAAAGCCATCTCTCTATTTAGCCATTCTTCTTTTTTCCAGTTAAGCATGAAGTCTATACTATTTCTACAGTCGTCCATTATCCAAAGGGTTGGGAGATATTCTTCTCTTCCATTAGCTGTTGTCCTATTATTAAATGGAACTCCACATAACTTAGCGTTAGTGAGCCTCATCCTTATTGCATCTCTTCCTACTGTAGACTTAGTATCCCATGTTTTCCAATGGCCTCCAGTTCCTTGCCCCTCTTTTCTTAATTCGTGGAATATTCTATTCAAGTCATCTACCACCGAAAAGCCGGTGTTGGGTTGTTTCTTGGCAGCGAGAGGATCTACCAAATCTAAAGCGAACTTGTAATCCTCACTCATACTGGCTATGCTTCTTGCTATATCCAAGGTAACATATTTTTCAGGGGAAGGATTTAATTCTCTCCATATGAAAGCTTCATTCTGAGGGCTGAGAGACATCCAACCTATCGCCCAAGGGTTATGCTCATGGTAGTCTATCCCACGTGCGTGAAGCCACGTAAAAGGGATACCATTGGGAAAATACTTCTCTTTACTAATAACGTGTACTTTCTTATCGAATTGTTTAAATATTCTACCAGAGATCTGTTTAAACAATCCGTACCTACGAATATCAATAACCTCTTCGTCACCGAACTGGTCGTAGATTCTATCAATGGTAACCTTGTCAAGTGTAGGATTATCATCTGTAGCAGCCATCATAATAAGGATAGACTTTTTGGTATCTCTTACTTCTATTGGCCCTACTACTTCTCCGGTCCTTTCTTTTATTCTATCTATAACCGCTGGAGTTCTTACTACCCTAGAGGCTTCTTCGTAGAACTCATCGTATTCCCAGTCAAGATATTCCTGAGCGGGAGTAAGTGTAAACAATATATCTCCCTGCGAAGCCAAGAGACGAGGC